CTTGCCAAGGTGACCGAACGCATGGAGGCACGCAAGGCGGACCTATCCATTGAGCAGCAAGAAACACTCCTTGCGCTTGCGCTGGAAAAGGAAGCCAGTTTTGCTACCGCAGACGAGGATCCATTTGATGACTGAGCCGTATCTGACCAACGATCAATTGGCCACGCGATGGGGGCTGAAGCCATCGGCCATCAAAAACCAACGCGCGCGTGGCATTGGTCCTGGGTACTACACCATCCCGCGCATCGGCTTCCCAGCCGGTACGCCACGGGTGCGGTACCCGCTATCCCAAATCCTGGCCTTTGAAGAGGCCAATAACATCACACCACTGCCATGAGCCTTTACGCATCCGGCATCGTTCGCATCATTTCTGATCCTCAGCTGCGTGCCTTTGAAAGTGGCAGCATGGTTGCCAACTTTGCAGGTGGCATCCAAGAGGGCAAGGACAAGGATGGCAATTACATTAATAATGTGATTGACATTGAAATGTGGGGCAAGTCTGCAGAGCTTGTTGTTGATCGTTGCAAGAAGGGTGATTCCATCATGGTGACGGGCAACGTCCGGCGGCAAGAGTGGAACGACAAAGAAACCGGCGGCAAGCGCAGCAAGCACGTGCTTAATGTGCAGCGGTTTGAGTTTCTGCCTCGCGCCACGCAAGTTGAGGAGCCTGCATTCTGATGAACGAAGCAGATCTTGAGGCGCTGTTCCGCCGTTGGTGGGCAGAGTCCTACCCAATGGCACCAGTCAATAAGCAAGCTGTTGCTAGTCACGTTGCATTTGCTGCATGGTTACTGCGCAGCGAAGCACTGCCTAACTTGACCGACAACTGACACGCACCGGTGGCCTAACGGCCACCTTTCCACAATGACTGACCCAGTAAACCATCCACCGCATTACAAGCAAGGCGACATCGAATGCATCCAAGCCATTAAGGCTGCACTTGGCACCGAAGGTTTCAAGGCTTACTGCAAGGGTCAAGTGTTTAAGTACCTATGGCGCGCTGAGCACAAGGGTAATGCCGTGGAAGACCTCGGCAAAGCCGACTGGTACATGCGCCGGCTTTTACTGGAGGCGGAATCGTGAGCGACTACAAAGCAACGCCCGAGCAATGGGTCAATCTTGAGCGCCGTCAACTTGGCGGCAATGATCTGGTTTGCGCTGCTTTAGAACTCCGCGCCAGGGTTGAGGCGCTGGAAGATGCCGCTCAAAAACACATCGTCGAAACCAGTTCCAACATTGGGGCCTCGTTTAGACGTATTGAGTCACTAGAAGCTGCCGAACGCCAAGCATCGAAGGTTTATGAAATCAGCAAGCCGCTGAAACTCACCGCAAAGCAGCAGAAAGAGCTAAACGCATTGCTGCAGCCAGTCACCTCCAAACCATCTCCTAATTCCTCCCAAATTAGGAGTTCGCTGGTGGAGCGGGTGGTTGATGCTCTGGCAAACGCATCTGGAAGCGACTGGAAAGAAGAAGCCCGCGCTGCGATCCGCGAGGTGGCGGCGTGGATTGAGGAAACACAGCACGATCACTGGAGCGCTGTGTCCCGAATTCTGAGATTCGAGCTTGACTACCCCACACCCAACCCACCACCATCTAACCCCTGACTCAACCTCCCACAATGACTGAAAACAAAGCACGCATTGCTCTCATTGTTATCACTGGTATTGGCGTTTTTGCTTTTGCGCTCTGGGGGCTGCCTCAGCTTGGCGTCTACAACCGGACCCTGGCTGGCAAAGCCATGCTGATGGAGGCCGAGAGCACGCGCCAAGTGAAAGTGCTTGAGGCCAAAGCCAAGCGCGAATCGGCGACGCTAGAGGCCGAAGCCGAGGTCGAACGTGCCAAAGGCGTGGCCGAGGCGAACAAAATCATCGGCAAGTCACTGGAAAACAATCCACGCTATTTGCAGTACCTGTACATCACAGGTCTTCAGGAAGGCAGCGAAAAAGGCAATCGCACCATCTATGTACCGACAGAAGGTGGCCTGCCTGTGCCCACTCTGGGGATCGAAAAGTGACACACCCCATCACCCCACCGCCGGACCTGGTGCAGCAGTGGCGGCAAGAATCCGCGATCGACCCCACTGAAACTTTTTCACAGACCTACGCAACCCGCGCCGCCCAGTGGGGCGCCGACCAGGAGCTGGAGGCGTGTCTAGCCAACATCCACACGATGTACGGCAAGGACAAAGCTGATTGGCTGCGCTCAATGCGCCGCCCAAAGCCACCGAGCTTGAAGGAGCGAGCACTGGAGGGACTAACACGCCTTGTAGCAACGGGAGAATTCTTCAATGACCAGATGAAAGACCTCGACACCATCCGCCGCGCACTGGAGGCCCTGCCCTAATGAAACCAGCACATGGGGTGCAAGGTGAGGAATACCCAATCGGACGGGAGCTATTCAATCAGACCTACCGCATGGGAACCGCCGCCGAGTTGGAGGGCAAGCAATGACTAAGTTGTCCCCCGCATCACAAGCGGTGAAAGATGCTGTTTTGGCACTCTATCCAGACAAGGCAACCCAGGAAATTGGTTGGCCTCTCGACATCCCTACTATCGCCGCCGCCCTCCGCGCTGCTGCGGATCAGGTGGTGCCGGAGCACGCCAACCCAGTGGGCGATGAACACGACGATGCACGCTACGACCAATGGATGCGGATCCGCGCTCAACTCCTTGCCATCGCTGATGAACTGGAGGAACAATGACTGACCTCTCCCCCGCCGCACAAGCTGTGCTGGATGCTTTCCTTGGCGATTGCGAAAACACAGGGCTACAGATGGACGATCTTCGTGAGAATGTCGCCGCCGCCTTGAAAGCTGCTGCGGATCAGGTGGTGCCGGAGCAAAGTGAGCCACCCTGCGGAGAAGGTGAACCGTGGCCCCAGAGCTATCAATTGATGGCCGATTCCAAATGGGAGCAACGGCAGAAAACTCGCGCCGAACTCCTCGCCATCGCCGCCGAGCTGGAGGGTGGCAATGACTGACCGCGAACTGATCGAACGCCTGCTGTTCCTCGCTGGAACGGCTGTAGACCAGGCACTGGACCTGAACTACGACGACCCCGAGGATTACTTCATCTATCGCGAGCTGCGGGAGCTTAAGGCTGTTGCCGCCGAGCTGGAGGGCCAGTGACTGTCCCCCTTCTGTTCGAGCTGCTGATCGTCTACGTCGTGGCGTGCTGCCTGGCGCTGTGGCTGGCGTCGAAGCTGCTGCCATGAACATTGGCGAGCAGCGGTGCCCTAATTGCAATGGCCGGATGCGGCTGGTATTACAAGAGCGCACCTACAACAACCGCGCCAAGCGCAGGCGACATGAGTGCTACGACTGCCAAAAGCGCAGCACTAGCTACCTTGTAAACGATGACTTTTTCCAGCAGCTAACGGCTGCGCATGATATCGTTCAACGGTTGCAGGGGTTTTACTTTGACCACTGCGACGCCACTAATTAGGTGTGGGGGTGGCCGGTCCTCACGAGGTGCCGGCCTCGCCGCAGCCCCCACGCTACGGAATGCCCAGTGACTCCGAAAGTCATTGGAGCAACAGCATAACACCCCAAAATGACACCCGACTCGTTCAAGCAGTACCTCACCGCCATCGGCCGATACCCATTGCTGTCGGCTGAGCAGGAAATTCAACTGTCGCGTCAAGTGCGGCGATACCTTGAGCTACGTGACGCCAAAGGCGAACGCACCAAGCAAGAACAACGCGAGATCCGCGTTGGCATTCGCGCGCGTGACATGATCATTAATTGCAACCTGCGGTTGGTGGTCCATATCTCCAAGCGATACGTCACCCGGCTGCAGTCCAACAACATGGACCTAATGGATTTGATCCAAGAAGGGGCACTGGGCCTGCATCGTGCTGCAGAGATGTTTGACGGCACCAAAGGTTACAAGTTTTCCACCTATGCCTATTGGTGGATTCGTCAAGCAATCACCCGCGCCATTGATACGAAGGAGCGGCTGATTCGAATGCCGCAACACGCATTAGAGAAAACCTACGCCGCTGCCAAGGCGCAACGTGAGTTTGCGC